TATGCCAACAGAAGAGGGTATGGACTTCAACGATCAAAAAGCAGTCACTGGTGAGATCATTACCAAGAAGGTAGATGTTCCTGACCTAGTAGAGTTTGAGAAAACCACGCAAGGTCGGATCATGGCTACCACAGATAACTATCATGCACTCATGAAGACCTATGACATTGAATGTTATTACGATGTTATTAAAAAACGCATTGAGATAGAGATACCTAACTTCAAACCCATAGCAGATTTAAAAGATGAAGCACACTTAGTTGAATTAGAAAACTTGTGCATTAAGAATTTTGTACCCCATCAAAGAGTCCGTGATGCGATGAAAATCATCGCCCAAGAACACAATCCTGTTGCCCGTTGGATTGATAGTAAGCCTTGGGATGGTGTGTCTCGTGTCACGGATTTCTGCGATACCGTCACAGCAGAGGATGAGAGACTCAAACACATGCTGATGAGAAAGTGGTTGCTATCTTGTGTAGCGGCGGCATTTGAAGTTGACGGTGTATCGCTAGAAGGATTGTTGGTCTTCCAAGGCAAGCAGGGACTAGGTAAAACCCTTTGGTTCAAACGCTTGGCTGAGTTCAACAAAGGTTGGTTGCTAGAAGGTGCTACCCTTGATCCAAAAGATAAAGACAGCGTGAAGAAAGCTGTTAGTCACTGGATTGTAGAGTTAGGAGAGTTGGAGTCTACCTTTAAGAAAGCAGACATCAACCAACTCAAAGCTTTTATTACTTCTAAGTCTGATGAGATGCGATTGCCATATGATCGAACCTTTACCAATTATCAAAGACGCACAGCATTCTTTGCATCAGTGAATGAGCCTGAGTTCCTCATGGATGGTAGTGGTAACAGAAGGTTTTGGTGTTTAAAAGTCACAGACATTAATCCGCATCATGGGATCGACATGCAACAAATGTGGGCAGAGGTCAAAGCTACCCTTTACAAACAAGGAGAAAAGAACTGGTACCTAACGAAAGAAGAGAGAGAACTCTTACAAGAATCGAATGAAGGATTCAGAACCCAAGGTGCAGTCGAAGACTTACTCATGCAACATGTAGACTTCAAGCCACTGGATTCAGAGAAGAAGCCATGGCAACTCACCGCTATGCTCAGAGCTTTAGGCATACGCAACCCAAGAAACATAGACTTCAAAGACGCATCAAGAGTGTTAACAGAGTTTGGCATTGAGCCTAGAAAAACCAATGGTAAGAAAGTGTATGATGTTAGCTTGATAGATTTACCGACAGAGAGTACCGATGAACCCCTTGCATTCTAGCGATGATAGTGGGCAACCTTGGGCATCAATCGTTGTCTCTGAGTATTTCACGCACGATTTTTTTTGACACATGAGATTTGAGGCATTCACAGATGTATTTACGCAGGAGTTCAAAAACTTCACTTCAAGGATGTGGTTGGACTATTGTGATGAAACGAAATCACCTTACGCCAAGACAAGAGACTATGCAGGGTATGTGAAGAAGAACTTCAAGTGGTTGATCAGGGAATTTAACAAACGCAATGGCAAAGAGGAACTCAACATTAAATGAAGACATCAAGTGCAAAAGCAAAAGGTAGGAAGCTACAACAATGGGTAGTCACTAAGCTCATAGAGATACTAAAGCTAGATGCAGAGGATATAGAGAGCAGACCCATGGGTAGCCAAGGTGAAGATGTCATACTCGGCAAGCAATCAAGAGAAGCTTTTCCTTATTCAATCGAATGCAAGAATCAAGAAGCAGTGAATGTGTGGAAGTCATACGAACAGGCAGAGAGCAATTGCAAGGGCTATGAGCCTTTGCTCGTGATCAAAAGAAACAGAAGCAAACCCTTGGTGGTCATGGATGCACAAGCCTTCATAGATTTACATACAAGGATACATACGGAGGGATAGATGGAAGAGGATAAGAGAGAGATACTGACATCGAATGTGGAGATGAGTGAGATAGATCAAAGCATCTACAAGAACTTTGACTTTAGCTTTGACGGCACTACAAGCTTCGAGGTACCAAGAATGCCATCGATAGATGGAGAGTTTTCTATCGGTGTAATCTTTGGCTCCAGTGGGAGTGGTAAGTCTACTCTGCTAAAAAGGTTTGGTGTAGAAGAAGAACTGACGTGGGATAAAAACAAATCAGTGGTCTCACACTTCGATAGCGAAGAAGATGCCATTGCTAGACTCAGTGCAGTAGGACTCAACACAGTACCATCGTGGGCAAAGCCAAGACATGTGTTATCGAATGGCGAGGGTTTTAGAGCAGACATGGCGAGAAAATTGAAAGATGGTGCCGTGATTGATGAGTTCACCTCGGTGGTTAACAGAGAGACAGCTAAGTCTTGCTCTGTGGCTTTATCTAAATACATTAAAAGAAACAATCTAAAGAACATCGTTTTGGCTACATGTCATGAAGATATACTTAGTTGGCTTGAGCCTGACTGGGTGTACTGCACTGACACGCAAGAGCTAAAAAGGGGGTCGGTTCGGCAACCTATACAAGTTCAAGTATACCGATGCGATAAGTCTTTGTGGTCAATGTTTGCGAAACATCACTATTTAACAGCAGAGATACCAAGTGCTGTGCGGTGCTACTGTTGCTTGTGGGAAGGACAACTCGTGGGCTTTGGTTCTGCGATAAGCTTGCCGGGTAGAATACCACCGCTATACGAAGGTGATGATAGAAACAAGTGGAGAGAATGCAGGACAGTCATACTGCCTGACTTTCAAGGCTTAGGCATAGGAGTACGCTTCTCTAACGCTATTGCAGATATCTTCATCGAAGATGGGTACAGATACTTCTCTAAGACTGCACATATAAGAATGGGTGAATATAGGCAAAACAATCCTCTTTGGCGTGCGACTTCTACCAATTTAAAAGATAGGGCTAAGTCACAAAAGAGAAGCAAGAAGGAACTTTGGCATCATATGGCTTTGGATACGCAAAGAATATGTTATTCACATGAGTATATTGGTCCTGATAGAAAGTCTTATGACCCTGTTTGGAACAAGGAGAAGAATGAATTGAAACAGGCTGATTTGTTTACAGGGTAGGGTAGGGTATGCAAATTAGAAAAGTATTAGAGAAATGAGAACAATTGAGGCTAGGTGTGAGGGTGTAGGGTACTGCAAGAGAGGTGGATACCCTGTGCCATACCCTAGTCTCGATCCCTTTATTTATAAGGGTTTTGGGCTTAGGTAGGGTATAGTGTATACATTAAGTAATAATATTTATTTATATAGTATAGAGGGGTAGCTAGTATAGTGCTTATATGGTTGTAGGAGTATTAGCTAGTTATAGGAAGCCCTACCCCATACCCTCTACCCTTTATTGGATTTAACAAGGAGAAAGATATGTTAATGCAGTTGATGGTGACGGAAAAAGAAAAGAAATTGATGATTGATGCACTGGCTGATCGTGGCAAGATATACTTGGAGAAAGAGAAGCAAGGTAAAAAGTTAACCACGGATGAGAAGAGAGACTTCAAATCCATTGAGAAGATTGTGCATCAGATAGCGTTTGGGAAATAACTATGGCAAAAAAATATATACATGTGAATCAACATAAGATCAGGTCAAACAAAAAAAACAATATGAATGAGCCTGTGATTACAATTAAAGAGGGTAGGACTAATACCTATGTCAATGAGATAGAAGTATTGGGTCCTTGCATAATTAGATACGGTGGCAATGACAAACCTATACTGCCTTGCGGTGCTAGAGTTGTAATTGAAACCATGGCTGATTATAAAATAATACAACCTGAAAAATGGGTCAGGGCGGATGTAGACAATGACTGAAGAAAAGAAAAAGAACACAAGCAAATACAAAGGCAGACCGAAGAAAGCTCCGATGAAGCCATTGATTGAAAGACCCAGTGCTTTTGAAGAGAACACTGAGTTGCAACTGACTGAGATGCAGAACGCTTTCGTTTGGCATTATGTCAATGATAATTGCACACAAACTGAAGCGGCTAGACGAGCAGGCTATGAGTTCCCCGCATCATCCGCTACTCGCATGATGAATGCTAAACACAATCCACAAGTGGTTAAAGCCATCATGTTGCAGAAAGCAGAGCTTGCACATAAGTATGCGATTACTCCTGAAAAGACTGCGAAGATGTTGTGGCAGATCAGCGAAGAGGCTTACAACAAAGGACAGTTTAATGCGTCAGTGTCAGCCATTCGTGAGTTGAATGAGATAGCAGGGTTGAAGGTAAGAAAGACAGAGAACTTAAATATCACTGCTAACTTGGATAACATGTCGCACTCAGATATAGAGAAGAGATTGAAGGAAATCTTCGGTGGTGACATCGTTGATGCTGACTTCAAAGATATCTAAGAAAGTATGACATAAGTATGACACTTTAAACTGTGTCGTTAGCTATTAATCTCAAATAAAACCAAGTGGGGGGACTTTTTCCCCCCACAACACGAAAAAAGGTACAAAAATCAAAAAAGCACGGCAAATCAGTGACTTACGCATTATTTTTTGCAGGGAAATTCCACACTCTGTACCTTTTTTGTAATAGCCGTCTGTCCACACCGCTAACATAGATGCAAGAACACGCTGTGTGAGGCTCTGAGAAGCCCATAGAACGGGACTCTATTGGATTTGGAAACAAACCTCCAAAAAAACCAAAAACTTTGACCCTACACCCCAAAAATCGGGTCGGCTGTGGGCGAGGCTATTGCAACTGGGTTAGACATATTATGTGTAATTTTTTCAAAGTAAGTGTTCAAATGAACATATCTATGTATAATGGCACTTGGAGATAATTATGAAGCTAGATCGCAACGCACTCAAAGAGGCATCCGTAGATACACTACTCGGAGCCATGGTTAACTTCCCACTTTCGTGGCTGACCTTATCCATGGTACTGGTTTTTACTACCAACTCGTTTATACTTTCTCTATCGCAGTTGATTATCCTTTCTATTTTGGCAATCATCCGCAGATATTACACAAGGGTCTATTTCCAAGACCGCAACAAAAGGAAGAACATTGGCAAAAACTTGGATTAAAGAAAAAATCAACCATGTAAAGAAGAAAACTTCCATCGGTGACTCACGCCTTAGCCATGGTTCAGGAACAAATAAAAATAAAAGAAAGAAAAAATACCGAGGGCAAGGAAAATGAAAGTAGACGCAAAAAAGAAAATCGATCTTGAGCAAGTTATTGACGAGTTACAACAAACCAACGACTTCTTGGTTGAAATAAATAAAAATCTTTCTCAAATGGTAGCTTTCCACAAGCTTCAATTACTAGCCATGACCGAAGCCTATCTTTCAAACGAAGAAGACCTCACAAACAGCGAAAAAATTATTCATTAAATTTTCATATTAAGTGTTGACATCAACACTTGTTACCCCTATTATTAACAGTGTAGGCAATGCTTACATTTTTAATAAAGGAGAAAATATGAAAAAAGTAAAACCAAACATGATGAAGGAGATGCAAGCCAACATCATTGAGTTAATGAAAACCGAAGGCGACAACTGGACTAAGAGTTGGGTTGAAGTCGGATTACCCCACAACATTGCAACCAAGAAAAATTATAGAGGCGGAAATGTCTTTAATCTTAACTATGCTGTGTGGAAAAACGAATGGAAGTGCAACCAGTGGGGAACTTTCAAGCAATGGAATGACCTTGGTCATAAAATCAAGAAAGGCTCAAAAGGAACTCAAGTCTATTACTGGGAACTTAGAGAGAAAAAACTTGCTTGGTTGACTGAAGCTGAAAAAGCAAAATATCACGCAACCAAAAAATTACCTAAGTATCTTTTACAAAGATTCGCTATTGTATTTAATGGCGTGCAAATCGAAGACTACAAATATCAAAAAGTCCAAGCTCATAAAACTGAACTCTTTGACAAAGATGTAGCCATGATTGAAAACTTTATCGCCAACACTGGTGCCAATGTTATTAGTGGTAGCCAAGACGGTGCTTACTATGAAAAATTATTTGACGCTATCAGCATGCCTAACAAAGAAGACTTCTTTACTGATGTGGATTACTACTCTACTAAGTTGCATGAGCTAACTCATTGGACTATGACTAAAGAACGCACCAACCGAGTTGAAGAGAAACTTGACTATGCAACTGAAGAGTTAGTAGCTGAGATAGGTTCTGCTTTCTTATGTGCATACCTAGGTATCAGCAAAACCCCAAGGGCAGATCATGCGAAATATCTTAATGCTTGGATTCAAAGAATCGAAGAATCTGAGAAGGCAATGACTAAAGCATTCACCCTAGCTCAAAAGGCTATGGATTGTTTAATTGAATTACAGGAGAAAAAAGCAGAGGTTGCATAACCTCTGTTTTATTTTCTGAGGTAAGATATTCTCATGAGTAACAAAAACTACAAAAGACTCATCCCTGCAGGACAACTGTGTGATAAGCAAGGCACCTATTCTGACGAACACGGCTTTGATTCTTACACCCTCTCATGCTCATACGATGAGTACCCCATCGATCCCGAAATCTTGGCTCAAGCCATCGCAAATAATAATTCCAATGTTTACGAGATGAACATTTACAAAAATCTCAAAAGACTTAGAACAGGACCTATTAGAAAAGGAGTAGTAAATAAGTTTTAATAAGTGTTGACATTAACACTTATATAACCGATAATTAACTTAGTTTTAAATATATTCATTTACAGGAGAATCAAATGATAAAAGAAAACACAATCGAAGGCTACTTCAACCTAGCCGAACCCAGTGACCTTGGTGATACCCATCACTCAGGTTCATGGTCGAAAGACCACTTAGACCCAACGAACACTTGGGGCAACGGCATGTGCTTTGTTTACTACAATCGCAATTGTAGTTTCAAACTCAAACAAGAGATTTGGCAAAAGTACACTAGCAAAATTATCAAGCTCAGTGACATGGAGCTTCTGACCAACGACACACCTTTCACCAATGCTAAAGTCAAACAAGCTTTACATCAGAAATGGTTTGCCGAGAACAACGAGAACATCAGACTTGCTAACAACAACAGAGCAAGAATGCGAAGAGCCAAACAAAAGGAGGTGGCGTAATGAATATTGATAACGAAAAACTTTTCAAAGCTTTGGATAACATTGCTTATGTAAACAGGTCCGACAACTTTATGATGTTGCCCGAAACCCAAGAGGATGAAATGCCATTCTTACTTTCACAGTTGCAACAACAATTGCAAAGAGCCGTAGACGACTACGCACAGAAACCTGAAAACAAAGAACGAGTAGAATTCTTTAGGTTGGTTAAGTGAACAAACTCCAAGTCACAATCAAGTTCGAGATCGACATCGAGGATGGTAATATCACCCTCGATGAGATCAAAGAAAAAATCATTGAACAGGTAAAAACAAACAAGGTTGGCTATTACAAGCAAACCATGAAAACCATCAAGGGGGAAGAATGAGTAGCACCGATTACATCTACGAGATAGTGCAGTTGTTTAAGCAACTGGATAATCAAGAAGCTAAGTTTGAAGTCATTAAGATTTTAGAAAAGATAGCTGAGGGCAAAGAATGGAAACAATAATTTTAACAATGATAGTAGCGATACTTTTGATCGTTGCTTTTATGTATTCAGATTTATAGGAGAATCACAATGAAAGAGATTGAGCAAATAATGATGCGTAAAGATATTGAGGTTTTAACAGGTAAATACAAAATATCATTAAGCGGATTGGCAAGAGAGCTTGAATTGCCTGAAAGAACAATTAGAGAATTTATTTTTGCCCCACAAAGAAACTTAAATAATGAAAACTTTGTAAAAACAAAAGATGGTCTTAAAAAAATAAAACAAGCAACTAAAGATGCTGAAGAATATAAAGGTTTTGATGTAGGAGACGAAAATGAATAACGCACTCGTTTACGAGTCCATCTATGGTTATTGCAGAGTTTCATCCATGGAACAAGCCAACCACGGAACCTCACTCGCAGAACAAAAAAAGATCATCACCAAGATGTCCATGTATTTGTTTGACCGTGAACCCGATGGCTTTTACATCGATGATGGTATCAGTGGCACCATCGACTTTGATGATCGACCTCAAGGCAAAGCACTGAAGAATGTTCTCGAACCCAACGATGTGGTGTTATGTTCCAAACTTGATCGTTTGATCAGACGCATCAGTGTCTTGTGCAAAATCCGTGATGACTTCAACGAATGCAACATTCATTTGTTTGCTCACGACATTCTCGGTGGAGCAGAATCTATTAGCACTTCTAAGTCACCCAGTGCCAAGATGTTTGTTAACATTATGGCTACTTTTGCTGAGTGGGATAGAGATAGCACAGCCGCTAAACTTCACACAGGTAAGATGCGTGTAGCTAGAGAAGGTAGATACATAGGTGGTGGCGTGCCATACGGCTATCAGTTAGAGAAACGAGGTCGTCATCAGTATTTAGTTGAGGTCCCTGAAGAACAAGAAGTGATTCAATATGTGGATACTTCTATGATCCGTCACGAAAAGATGGGCAGAAAAGCTCCATGGCGTAAAATGGCTAAACAAATCAAGTCGCTTTACAACCAAGATTTACCATTTTGGAAGGTTGAAAGAATTGCCAAGCGAAAGGTTAAAGAAAGGGCAACTGTATGATATATTTCTCTAATGGCAACACTAGAGGATATCAATATTTTAGATCGGCAACCCGTTGATCTTGAGCTAGCCCTAAAGTCGGGAAGAAAATCCACTGTTGAGCCAATTCACTCATTTAGCCCAGTCGCTGATTATTTTTACAGCAATGTCTTAAACAACGATGGCAGAAGAATGGTTGATTTTGCTAGATCAGAAATCAATAACCCACTTAATTTTGGGATTACTGGTCCCATCAATAAAGCCAACAAAGCAAGACAAGGAATTGCAAGCATAGGTCATAATCAAGGACCGCCTCTTGATACAGCACCAAAATATTTAAGTCCAAGAAGCCAAGCTGAATATAATAAGCTTGAATCAAGGGCTTTTGAAAAAAGTCAAAGAGAGGGCAAGCCCATGTCTAAAATTTTTACTGACGAAACGAAAAAAGATCAATTTTTTGCAACAAAATCAAATGTGACCGATGATGAGTTTGAGGTTTTTGCTGAATGGATAGAAAGTAGCAAAGATCAAAATATTAAAAATAGGGTTGCAGATGTAATAAAGGCAAACAAAGAAAGAAGCCTAGGCGTTGGAATGGGCAGTTTTGCAAGTGGTTTTGGCAGAATAGATGATATTTCACAAAAACATCTTTTTCAAAACAATCTTGTAGATGCAGATGGTAATGTGACTCTGTACAGAGCAATTAATCTTGGAAAAAATCAAAGTTTGGTTCCTGACACAGGATTAGTAAGCACAACCGTAGACCCAAAATATGTGACCAATCTTGCAAAACAAGAGTCTGAAAAAGTTGCTTATGTCATACCTGAAAACATGAAAAGTAAAGTTGATATTTTTGACACGCCCCTTGATTTAGCCATGAAAGGCATCGAAAGAGAAAAACAGGTTATGAAAAGAACACCTATGATTGTTCAGTACAAAGTTCCTGTAAACAAAGTTGAGGCTTACTTGCCTGCTATTCTAAATAAAATGGATGATTTTGAAATGGACTCAGTTGCTAGCAAAAGAGCTTACAGAGATTATGGCGATGAAATAGCGAAAAGGGAAGATGCCCACAGAGCGGAGGGTTATGAAGAGGTGTATGGCATAGACGATGAAGTTATACACGAATACGGCATCAAAGAGGATATACTTGATACTCTTTACAATGCAGATTTAGAGTCTGAGGTAATACTTAATGCTACCGATCTTAAACCATCAGGAGTATTTACCTTAGAAGATTTTACAAAACAAATGAACAAATAATGGCAACACTAGACGAAACAAACATCTTTGGCTTACCGCTAAAAAGACAATACGGTCTTGAGCCTGAACAAAAAACCCCCATCTCAGAAACCGAACAAGCTAGCCGTCAAGAATACGAACAACTCATTGGCTCTGATAATAGACTTGGCTTAACTTTTGAAGGCTTTCTCAAAGCCAAAAAAAGACAAAAAGTTTCCGATCAACGCAAAGCAGTGGCACAAGCATTAACAGAAGGTGACACAACCAAAGCATATGAAGGCTTTACCGAACTACCGATGGTCACAGATCAGCTACCTGCGTACATGACACCAGTTTTAGGTAACATCATTGATGAAAAAGAACGCAGATATTTTGGCGAAAAAGCAGGTCGCCAGTTCAAAGACCCAAGAGACATAGAACTAGAAATGTTGATGGCATCCGATCCAAGAGATGTCAAACAATATACTGAAAAAGACCCAGTGGCAGGAGCCATGTCAACTTTGGCAGGAGCTAGCTCACTGATTGGTATCGGTGAAGGTCCATCTTTAGTCAAAGCAGGAATCATGGGTATGTTCCCATCTTTACGCAAAGGCATGACCGCCAAAACCATGGATGGACAAGGTGGTGGTAGCGGTGGCATTAGTGATATACCGCCTGAACCCAAGAAAGATTACGCAGGCTTTGTTTCTAGCGTAGAAAAAGCAGCTTTGGGACCAATAAAATTTGGCACAGGTGATGATTTAATAAAATACTTAGAATCAAAAAGCAGAGAGGGCGTTTCTCAAAATGAACTTAAATACATTGACTTTGATCAAATCAGAAACAACCCCGATTTAACCAAAGAAGATGTTATCCAATACATTCAAGACAACAGACCCAACATTTATCGAGTGCAAAGAAGTGAAGATAACCCAACTTATCGTGCTGATGAAAGCGACAACCCACTAACCTTTTTGCCACTCAATGAGGAGGCAACTAGGATAGCCAATGCAGAGGAACAGGCATTTTTTAGAGGTGAATATGCACAAGAAATTGCAGATCATAATGAAATTCTCACTAACAACCCAACCCTGCAAAACAGCAATTTTGTTCTCAACAGTGAAAACATCAATGACCCAAGTGTACTTGATGATTTGGAAAGGTATTTAAAAGTTTTGCCTGAAGCTTATAGCCCACCAACATCAAGTCCAAGTCTTGTGAAAATAAATTATCCTGATGATAGGCAACCTGCACTATTTTACGAAATTGATTTTTTTCCTACAAATCCTGAATTTGATCCATATACCATCAATGATTTGCAAGAGGTGGTCAAAGATGGTGCTACCATTGAATTTCCTGCTCTAACAAGAAATGCTGATGACATAATTGAAGAAGCCAGTGCAAGTCGTGTCTCTCCTGACTATGGCAATCAAATTGAAGTTTATGAAGGTGTTGGCGATTACACAGGCTCAGGCTACCAAATATTAGGCAACGATAACACAGGTTACAATGTAACGATTGATGGCTTTTCACTCGGAGATGTCGATGAAACTTTTGACGATCTTGCAGACGCAAGAGCATATATTCAATCCACAGCTTTTGAAGAAGGTGACATTTTAGAAGGAGCAGACACCTTTGATACAGGCTCTAATCCTGACCAACTTTTAGAAACAGCACCTTTTGATGTAATTACTGGTGAGGCAACCCTGCCCACAAGATTT